CAATATAGAAAAATGATAGCGGAAATAGGTGGCGATAGAAAAAAAGGATGGGTACAAACTGGACAATCTGCACCTAAATTAACAGCATTGAGTTTAACAGCATCTAATACAGAATTTATTATTGTTACTGCTGGCTCTATTACTATTACATTACCAGCAAGCCCATCAAGTGGTGATTATGTAATTGTTAAAGATGGTACAGGTTCTTGTTCAACTAATACATTTACGGTAGATAGAAACGGTAGCAATATAGCATCTGCAGCTAGTGATTTGATTTTTGATAAAGATTTTGCACAAGTTACTATGACGTATATAAATGCAACTATAGGCTGGTCTGTATGATTTATGAAACACAAAATGTAGAAGTTATAAAAGCATTTGTAACGCCAGAAATATTTGAAGAAATAGCAGAAGATGGACACAAATACGAAGAGTTTGAGCCTAATTTTCGGTTAGGTTATCTAGTACAAAAAATGGAAGATTTTGAAGGGCTTTGGATATTAGAAAGAAGAAATGGCGTAACCTATTGCGTACATCCAGCAATACCAAAGCAATATAGAGGTCGTAAGGCTTACAGAGCTGCAAAAGAGTTTTATTGTTATTTGGTTGAAAATATAGATTTTGAAAAACTAATAGCCGAAACACCTGTTATATATAAAAATGTAAAATTATTTGCTTTGCAAAATGGTTTACAAGTAGAAGGCAAATTAAAACAGTCTTATAGAAAATATGGTCAATTACACGACCAATGGATATTAGGTATAACGAAACCACAGATTGAGGCAATATTATGAGCGGATTTTTTTACGACGACAGTGCACAAAAAGGTGCAATGCGACAAACACAGCAAGGTTTGCGAACGCAGCAATTTGAGGGAAAACGAGCGCGTCAAGATATAGCCGACGCATTACCTAGTGAGACGGCTGCAACTACAGCAGGAGTTAATAGAGCCTTAGAGATTGGTGCACAAACAACACCAGAAGAATTCCGAACCTTTAATGAAGGTAATATAAATGCGCAACAAACCATTATAGATGGTGGAAATGCAGCTGTTGCAGCTCTTAGAGGACAACCATTTGATAAACCAATAGTACCTACACAGATGACGTACGACACAAGTTTTGCACAGCAACAGTTACCAAGCTCAATTACAAACCCTAATTATTTAAATGCGATACAAGCAGTTGACCCAATTAATCCATTTTTAGATGACCATTATACGACTGAAATGTTACGCAGACGTAACGAGGAAAAAAGGAGATATTAATGGACCCCATACAGCAAGCGCAGCTATTAGCATTACAAGGGCAAACTATACCTGCTGATTTGCAAAGACAGGTATTTCAGCAAGCAGCCGCTAATAATATGTCATCTGCACAACTAGAGCAGTTGTTTAATATGCCTGCGGGTACAGCTGCGCAAGCTGCACAGCAATTAGGTATCGCCAATCAAATACCACAACAATTAGGTGGTATACCTAGAGATAATTTTGGCAATGATTTAAATAGTGGTGCAGCAGAAGCGGCACAGGCTGGCATGGATGCATTTGCAGCACAAGGCGCAGCACCAACGACAGTACAACCACCAAGCACACCACAATATACGCAAGCACAAATAGATAGCGTAGTTAATGCTTTAAACACAGGACAAACTACACCAGAGCAAGTAGCACAACAATATGGTGTAACGCCTGAGCAGGTTAAGGCTAATTTAGCCCAAATAAATATAAACGCATTACCTTCTATAGATAACTACACGGCACAAGACGTTAATACAGTTGTTAACGCAATAAATACAGGTCTGGTTACACCGCAACAAGTTGCTGATAATTATGGCGTTTCATTAGATGAAGTTAATAGAAATGTAAAAAACGCTAATCTAGCCAGTACATTAAGTTTGCCACAAGCAGATGGTGACTATACACAAGATGAAATAAATCAAGTTACTAAGTTATTACAAGATGGCAAATTAAGCACTGCAGATGCAGCAAATTTTTTCAATGTACCCGAAGCACAAATACAAAATAATTTAGCCGCATTAACTAACAATAATGCAGCTAGCACAACTGTTACAAATGCAGCAGGTGGTGCAGTAAATAACGCAGCAGGTGGTACTGTAAATAACGCAGGTAGTGGCGGTAGCGATGGCGCTACAGTTGGGGCTGGCGGTGGGCTACCTGATAAAAGTGCGTCAGGCACATATAGTGTAAACGATACTATGCAAGTCGCAAATGCTATTAATTCTGGTCAATTATCAACACAACAAGCATCCGATATATACGGTGTACCAGCTGCTGAAATAGAAGCAAATTTAAAAACAATTAATGCTAATAACCCACAAGCAACAAGCCTTGATGTTGGTGATATGGCTAATCAGGCAGGCCAATTTAACTCTACAGGAATGGCATCTGGTTTAGCAGGTTCAGAAAATATACAAGCATCAGGTTTGAGTAATGCACTACAAGCTACACAGCGAGGCACTAATGTAGGCAGTAATTTAATAGGTTTAGGTGCTACAGATGCTGCTAGTGTTATTGGAAAGCAATACTTTCAAAATCAGGGAATGTTTGACCCTTACAGAGTTGGTGGAGAGTCAGCATTACAAAAACAGCTAGCGTTGAGCGGAGCATTAGGAAAAGAAGCCTTTGATGCTGCGTATCAAGCCTCACCGCAAATGCAATTTTTACAAGATAGAGGTGAAAGAGCTGTCGCTAGAAATGCGGCAGCTATCGGTGGATTAGGTGGCGGTAATGTACAAAGAGAATTGGCAAAATTTAGTCAAGGTTTAGCTAGTCAAGATTTACAAAACCAAATAGGTAATTTACAGGCACTTTCTGGCACTGGAATGGATGCATCTCAACAAGCAGCTACATTAGGCACTAGAGGCGCTGAGAGCATGGCAGACATCTATGGGCAGAGAGCTATAAGACAAGCCGATTTAGCCTCGAGAGGGGCTGACAATGCGGCTAATTACATATTCCGTACTGGTCAACAAATGGGCGCTGATAGAATGACAACTGGCCGAGATATTGCGCGAGCAGCACAAGATACCAGTGCGGCTTTAGCTAGATTACAGCAACAACAAGGTACAGGAATATCACAACTGTACGGTGATATTGGCAGTAATTTACAAGGAATTATGGCAAATGCAGGTGCTACTGCAGCTAATCAAATTAACGCAGCAGCAGCGAATAGAGTAAACGCAGCACAAAATATGGGTGCTAATGCCGCTGCATTAATTGGCGGTGTGCCGCAAAGAGGACAAGGATATCTACAGGCAATAGGAGATGCAGCTGCTGGTATTGGAACTGCCGTAGGTGGTTTTAAAATGGCTGGGAGTGGGAGGTAAAAATGGCTATAGATGATAGATTTAAAGGCTCATTATATCAGGGTGTAGAAAAACCTAGCCTTTTAAGCCGTGTAGGTACAGCACTACAAGGGTTTGGTGCTGGCTATCAGGGACAGGGTCAAGAATTCCTAGCTAATTTAGAGCGAAAACGACAAAGAGAGCAAGATGAGTTGATGCAAGCTAGCATTTCTGATGCTCAAGAAATAAAAAGATTATTAAGAGATAAACGAGATACACCTTATAGAGAAGGTATGTATGACAATCCTATAGGTTCTACTGTGCAAGCCTATAATCAAGAAGGTATAAAAGAATCGGTCGATATATTAAATGACAGAATTTCTCTATTAAGACAGAGAGGACAAGACGATTCAGATACTTTTAGGATAAGAGATAGAATATTACAAGGCGATATAAGTGGAGCTGATGCAGAGATAGATAATTTTCTACGCCAAGCTAAAGGTGCTGGCTATCAGACAGAAAGGTTTATTGAAAATGCTATTGAATTGGCTGATGGTCGATTAGCGCGTATTAGAGATGATGGTTCGGTAGAACTGTTTGATACACCTAAAACACCAACAGACCCGATTGATAATTTTGTGGCATTGACGCCAGAATTGGCAACGCAGTTGAAGTATGATTATCCGCCAGAAATATTCGCCAAAGGACCTATGATAAATTTGACTACAGGAGAAGTTACATTCCCTGATACTCATGCCGGTGCTTCTAATACGATTTATACAGGTGAATTTGCTGGTGTAAAACTGCCACCAGAT